TGAAATGATTCGATTTACGATATACGGAATATCGAAGCCACGACTATTCCAGCCCGTGATAATGTCAGGATTGTTTTTTGGCATGGCGAACCATGTTACAAAATCCAGCATCATTGAACGCTCATCGACAAATTGACGATATTCAACCTGAGAATGAATTAGCTTTTTGTCAGCGTCATATGGTTTCGTGCCCCATACGTAATAGACATCATCGATGCTATTTTTAACCGTGATGGTGATAATTTCGTGCAGCGCATCTTCGGGCTTTGGAAAGCCATCATTCGACATTACCTCGATGTCGAGGGTGGAAACATTAATGACACTACGATCAAAGTGGATTTCATCAGGAAAACGTTCTTGAATAAATTGCGCAACGTAACGAGTGTTTCCATAGATCTTAAAGGATTCAATGTTCTCGTAAGGAGCCATGAATTCTTTAGCATCCTTCATAGAATCAAACATCATGGGCTCAACCGGAGTGCCATCCAGCGCAGTCCAGATGGTTTTCTCATGCTTCGAAGGGAGATACATGGTGGGCTTAAACTTCACACGTTCGGTTACGCGCTTACCATTATCATAGCCCCGATAAAGGATGTGCGAACCCCATCTGCTCACATTGGTATAGAATTTCACATTACCATCCTATCACATAATCGGGGTTTGTAAATAAAAAAGAGTGGTAACGTGAAAGTCACCACTCTTGTAAGACTAACTAAGAGTTAATTAGTCCTGGATGAAAGTTGAGCCAATCTCAATCTTCTTTGGACGTTCTGATTCTGGAACGACCTTGGCGAGTGGAATCGAAAGGATTCCATTCTTAAGGTCTGCACCTTTTACTTGAACGTATTCCGACAACGTGAAAGTTCTCGTGAACTTACGGGTCGAAATGCCCTTATGGTTGTAGACTCGATCGTCTTCCATCTCACCGCTAACAGTAAGGACAGAATCCTTTAGCTGAATATCGAGGTTCTCCTTAGAGAATCCTGCAACGGCGATTTCCACCAAGAAATTATCGTCATCAATGAAAACGATATTATGCGGTGGGTATGTATCTTCTTTTAAGGAGACTCTGTTGAGCTCGTTGAAAAGATGGTCAAAGCCTACAAAGGCTGACCGTGGGAACGTGTATGTATTTGTCATCTGATTTACCTCCAGTTATGCAAGGTTATGTAATCTCCAGCAACCCCCGAAGGGCATTACCGGTTGATGGCGTGATTGCCATCAAGGTTATTTATATCACTTCGTATTACCGATTGAATATTTTGCTAACAATTCCCAATTTATCTTGTCTCGGTGTGGGATAATCTTGATCTGACGTAACGGAGCTTTATCTTTGGCCTGATCGTTGTTCACAATTGAAACTAAACCCCAGTCCGAGAGAAGAGTAGTGATGGTGTTACGTCTCTGCAAATCGTTCGTATTTAAATTTGAGGGCTTGCCGTCAAGAAGGAATAATTCCTTAAAATGAACAATAAAATAACGTCCCTGCTTATGAAGAATATGGCAAGACTGATAAAGCTTGTTTGTGGTCTTTCGCGAGGCGACTCCAATTCGGGTCAGCGTCTCGCGTACTTTTAAAAAATCATCCGGTTCGTTCAGCAAGACCTCAAGCATCATCGCAGGTGTCCATTCTACAGGAGTGACATCGATTGCGTCATTCTGTATGGCATCAGTGCTTTGATTGTTTAATTCTGGAGCGTCCACCTTGATAAATTTTAGTTCGTAGTACTTCTAGTTGTTCAGAAGACATGAGCGACGCAGCAGATCTAGCCTTTTCATTACTAAAGTCATAATATGCTTTGACAATCATTATCGCTTCTTGTTCCTGGGGTTTAGCCCATTTACTAAAGCGCTTCTTCTTACGTATGCTATTTATCAAAAAGTCGAACTGGAGTCGCTTATCCAGATGGTGATAACGGTTCATTTCGTTAGCGAACAAAACGGTATCAGAGAAATAAGACAGTCCACGATTCACCATAAATGGGACATACTGCTTTTCAGAAACATCATCCACCATGATGTCCTTCTTGGTATCATTGATGGAATTTAGGTAGTCGAAGAAGTTCATTTCCATTCAACCGATGCCATTAGCTCGGTCATGCATGCAACGAGATTCAGTTCGTGGTCAGCCACAAATGCATCCTTGTATTGGTAGTCAGCAAGAATTAGCACAATCTGAGGAACACTCTGAGGTTGAGCGTACTCAATCATGTTGTCATAGATCTTGCGAAAGATTGCTGCAGGTTCTAGATCGAGGTTATTGACCACCCATCCACGCATGGTCTTAAAGTCTTTTGCTTTTAAGGCGGCAACTAAACTGGCAATATTTGCATCGCCAAGATTCGCAAGAATTCCAGTATCGATTTGACCAGATACGGAGTAACGCTGGCATTCGCCAATGACCCTGCGCCAGTCAGGCGCAAACTTAATAATAAGTTCAGCTAGAACCTTTGGCTCATGCTTGATACCTTCCTTGAGAAGGATACCTTCCATACGCTTCATAAAAGCACCAGCAAGACCCGCCAATTGCTTTTTAGACGTATTGAATTCGATTACAGAACATCTCGAATGAAGAGGTTCAATAATACGATTCTTGAAATTGCACGTCAAGATAAACCGGCAATTAGAAGAAAACTCTTCAATGAATCCACGCAGCGCAGGTTGCGTGGATTGTGGGTTGAGGTAGTCAGCCTCATCAAGGATGACTACTTTCGGCTTGTCCGAACCTTCGAGCGAGATGGAACTTGCAAATTGTCTAATTCGACCACGAAGGACATCAATGCCGGAATCTTCCGATCCGTTAATGACAATAGCATCGAGCCCGAGTTCATTGCAAAGAGCTTTTGCAACTGTAGTCTTACCGAGACCGGCCGTGCCACACAGTAGGAGGTTTTGCATTTCACCCGACGAGACGATACCCTGGAAAGTTTTGAGGAGGTGTTCCGGGAGGATACATTCGCTGAGCTTGGCTGGACGGTATTTTTCCGTCCAGAGGAATTCTTCTTGGTTTTGCATGTCTTCATTTTAAACTGAAGTTATGCTTTCGTACAACTCTTTAATCTCAGAGGTTTCGTTTTCGAACTGTACGACAGTCTGCTTATGGTATAATGCAGCAACCTTACGGAAAGTCTTTGGAGCAACCTTGAACTTATCTTCAAGAGCCTTGAGCGTTTCATTAATCTGAACACGCTGGGTTTGAATCTCTGACATTGCCTCTGAAATTTGATCAAGGGCAATGCGGATAGCTTTACGATCTTCTGGAGTTGAAGGAATGAGGCTCATAATAAAAAATGGTGGGTTCTTTTACGACTGCCCCACCAAAAGTCTAGAACTGGAATCTAAAAGATTAAGCTTTTGGCTCAATCATCTGAGCTGCTGGCTCTTCTTGCTTAGGCGTGCTTGCCTTCAAGAAGTCAGCAAAGCGAGTGCGCAATGCGCCAATCGCAGTTAATTCAGTACCTTCAAAAGCTCCACGGCGGGAGACGATATCAATAATCTGAACGACTGCGGCGAGATCGTTCAGCGCGAGTTGTGATGAACCTGCAGCTGGCATTCCAGGTTGTGGTGTTTGTTCTGTTGTCATAGGTATTACGTTGTCCATAGTTAGTTATATATCAACCTGCAAAGGTTGAAGTTTTCTCAAGAGCAATCCAATATTCCACTGGGAGATTGGTGTTCTTAAAATGGCTGATTAGTTTTGAGCTAATTGATACGGTATAATCACCAGGCAACATTTTAAGATTGCCGATGACCATGACGAATGAGAATACCTCTTCACAGGAGTTACTCTCATTTAACGTGATGGTGTATTTATTCGCTGTTGGATTCTTTTGATCCAAAATTGTGATAGAAACTTTACCTTTTTTACCTTCAATGGCCAGGGTTGAATGGCCAAATACTGCAGAAGCCTTCTTGATCTTATTGATCACGTCTGCCGTGAGATTAAGCACAACATCAGCCTTGGGCATAGTGACTGCCTTGGTTGGAGCAGTTAGGACTGAAGGACTCGAATAGAAATACTTAATGGAGCTTTCGTTATTCTTAATGATCACCGAATCTTCGGTAAAATTCACCTCAGGATCTTCGATCAAAGAGATAGCGGCAAGGAACTCATTGAGTTCATAGATGCCAAATTCTTTCTCAATTTGCTCAGCAATCTGCGCGGAAGCAAGAATGTTCTTGGCCTCAGAAATTGTGCTAATGGTATTGCCAGGTTTGAAGACCATGTTCGGATTAATGGCGGAAAAGTTCTTCAGTAAATTAATAGTGTCTTCAGATAGTTTCATAGGTCGGGATTGGCTTTACCCATATCATGTTCGCAGAGGAAAAAGAGGCATGCCGCAGCATGTCCAAGGTGATGTCTTCCAGTTTCAAGATCGAAACGCTCACCGCGTTTCCAGGCCCAAAGATGACGTTGGAGTGCATCAAAATACCGACGTTCGGCTTCTGGCACATGTCTCCAATTCTCACGGGCATATTTCTTTGCACCGACAGTCAGAACCGTCGCCAACTCTTCAAGAGTATGCGGAGGGATCAGTCCATATTCCGGTTTATCAGAATCAAACTTTCTACCTTCCGTTGGCGACGGTTCTGGTGTCATGATGAAAACAGTTGGGAAATACCCAACTTAGTTGTTCTTAGCGGCAACCAGCGCGGGTCAACGAACGGCCTTGATGTGGGCCGTCAGCAACTGGACGAGCGGTATCGAGGCGATACTTGAAGACCGTTTGACCTTGGCTGTTGGTGCGTTTGTTCGTGTAGATACGAGCGCCTTCATTGCGGAGCTCGGCGATAACGGCAGATGGGTTCGCGATGCTGAGACGCTTAGAGACTTCAGCAGTTGTAACTTCCTTGCCCTTGGCGAGGAAATTAAAGAGGCGAGCTTTCTGACTTGTGGATTTTGTGCTATTCATATTATTCTTAACTTATTCAATAGTCCATTGAGTTGACTATGCTGATTGGACTAATCTCAGCATAGTAGAATCATACACCAGTCATGCATATTGTAAATAACAAAATGCATGCTGGCAGTTTATTTTTTTAGAATGCGGTTTCTGCAGGTGC